AGTTTATAAAGCTTGTCGCAGAGCAGGAATGGATTAGGGAACTGCCTTGGCATTTGCTATGGATCGCAGTTCTTATCCGGATTGGATAGTCCCCGCCGATGACCCAATTAAGAAGATTGGTTGGGAAGATGGAGAAGAGGACAACTAATCTACTTCCGAGAGGTTGAGCTCTTTGAGGCTCTCAAGTCGCTTTATCCAGACTTGACGCCATTATCAGCGACCGACCGAGCAGATGGCATAACCCATAACGCCTATCTTGAGCTTAAATGCCGTAGAACTCATTATGATACTTTGCTTATTGAGAAGAAGAAGTGGGCTTATCTGGCCGATATAAGGGCTAGAACGGGCGCTAAGACCCTTTATATCAATTCGACACCTAAAGGTATATACCAGTTCGACTTAGGGGCTGTAATCGAGCCACAGTGGGCTTTAAAGCGCCTTCCAATAACTACTGATTTTGCCAATAAAGCTACAAATCAAAGACTTGCTGGCTATCTTGATATTCGCCACGCCGAGCTGCTCCTTGTCTAAATAGATTTAATCAAATAGATTTAACCCGTAAATCCATTTAGGGATTACAGAACGGGAGCAAAATGATAAATAAAGTAGCTCTTATTCGATTTGATTCTCAAGCAGGGGCTTGGACTGATGAGACAAATTGGGTTAAGGGATCAATTATAAGACGATTCGCTAAAGAGCGGATGGGTAAGAAGCAATTACGAGGCCGTTTATCTAAGGCTGAAATCTCTGCATACTGGCTTGATAAATATGGGGTTGATGCAGATGTTGCCTAATTTATCGGATGAAGCAGTAGTAGGAATAATCATTGGAGTTCCATTTATCGGCCTTTATATCTGGAGTTTATTTACTTCAGCCAAAGCCAAAGCTTTTAATGAAGGCTATAAGAGAGGCAGGTCAAGTGTCCGATACACAGAAATCGTTAAGTGAATGGCTTGAAGAAGCTGGTGCTACCTTATTCGACCGAGGGATTGAGTATGGAGACCCGAGGCACAATTTTCTACGCATTTACAAAATCGCGAGAGCACTCGGTATTCAGCTCAGAGACCCATCTGAATTGGCACTTATTGCTATTGCAACAAAACTCTCAAGAATGGTGGAAAGTCCAGAGCGCGAGGATTCGTATCTCGATCTCATTGGATACGCCGCTATCTTGGGTCGATGCAGATTTTCTACTCCAGAAGATTGGGACGACATTGAGTCTGACTCGCAATCATAATTCCAATCAATACTGCGATTACTGCAAATATCGCTGGGGACAAAATAAGAACGGCTGGGATTTAAGAGCTATGACGCCAGCAGTTTGGAAAGTCCAAAGCGAGACACCGCTTCGAAAAGCCCAGGTTAGGTTCTATTGCCAGCCTTGCGCAGATGAAGCACAGAACTGGCCAGATGGCACATTTTATTCATTGAAAGAACAGTTAGACGATGCGATAAGTAATTTCGCAGGGAGAGAGAAGTTAGATGTCGAATTACCTTGATGATTATGTTTCAGTTCAAGACCGATTAAAGGAGTTTATAAATGCTTATCCAGATTATAGAATCAAGACTCATATCTTGGCGGAGTCGCTTGTGGCTAATTGTGATGTCTATATTATTAAAACTGAGTTATATCGCACTGAAGCTGACGCACACCCTTGGACTACAGGTTTATCCAGTGAGTCTAAATCCAAGCAATATGCACTCGAGCTTGCGGAAACTGGATCGTTGGGACGCGCACTTAACCTCGCTGGATACTTCGCTAAGACTAAACAAAGCCCAAAGAAGGCAATTGAAACGACTAAGCCAGCTCTTGCGGAATTCATAAAAGAGCAACGCCCGAATGACCCTGAGCCAATTGTCTGGGATGTTGCACAGATAACTAAGGAATTTGGTGCAGAGATAATTGATGAAATACCACTCTGCTCTGGTGGAGATGGGCCAATGGTTCTAAAGCAAGGCACTAAAGAAGGCAAGGAATATAGGGGCTGGGTTTGTCCAACACCTAAATCTGGTCATCCTGCTAAGTGGATGCGTATTGGTTCAGATGGGCATTGGGTCTTTCAAAAATGAAACAAGACGCTCATCCATTTAACTGCTCAAATTGCAAGCTAGTTACTCCGCATATTGAGCTAAATCGGTATGAGACAAGTGATATAGCAGAAGCGCCAGAGGAAGTGTGGTTGATTGAATGTCAGCGATGCTTCCTTCAGCGCATCATTTATCCAGCAGATGGCGTAGCTAGTAAAGAAGATGATATTTGTAGATGCGATAAGTGCGGTAATTGGAAGATGAAGGCAGGAAACTGCCGAATATGCCGCTTGGCTGCTGGATTTGAGAAGCAGATGGTGACATACTGGAATGGTAATACGACGCTAGAAAGGCCCTACGACGATGGCAAAACCCCACTCTATTAAATATATCCGTCAGTTGATGGAGTGGGGATTTGACAAGGAGTTTATCGCTAGAGACTGTGGCATCAATATCCATTCGCTAGAAGTTAGGTTAAACAGAGCAAAGAAAAGGGAGCAAAGAGATGGGAATCAAGGAACTGAGCCTAGAGTTAGCAGCAGTCAGTCTGATAGCTGATGAGGCTAAGAAGGCTAAAGATAGGCTCAGAGCGGCCCTACAGGCCGAAATGGACGCTATTGGGGCAGATAGAGTCAAGGCTGAATATGGTGACGATGTAATTGCCTATGTAACTACCAGTAAGCCTAAGTTCAAGTGGATAGTCAAGAATGAACGCGAGTTTGTCAAATGGGTAAAGAGCAATATATCTAGCGAGATAGTTGAGACAGTCCGGGAATCATCTCGCGATGCGATATTAGATAAGTTCCATTACATAAATGGCGATGATGTTATTGATCCAAATGGTGAAAGAGTTGAATGGCTAGAAGGCACAATAGCTGAGCCTTATTTGGTTACTAAGTTCCATAGTGATGGCAGGGAAAGGCTGAAAGACGCCTTTCAATCAGGCCAGTTAGAGTTTAAGAAGATATGGGAGTTAGAAGGTTGATTATCTATGACTTCTTCGCTGGCACAGGATCAGCAACTAAGGCATTTGAGGATAGAGGCCATAAGGTAATCAAGGTCGAGTTACAGCCTAAATTTGAGGCAGATGAAAGAAATGTGCTAGAGGTACAGGCTGCTGAAATGATAGCTAAATATGGTCACCCAGACTTCATTTGGGCTTCTCCACCTTGCACTACTTTTAGCGTAGCGAGTTGCCCTATCTATTGGCATTATGTAAATGGAGTTTTAACGGTCAAAGATGACAGAGTTTATGATGGTATAGCAATGGTTAAGAAGGCTATTAGTTTAATAGACGAAATAAAACCTAAGTTAGGCTGGCTAATTGAGAATCCTAGAGGGATGCTAAGGAAGTTAGAGTTTATGCAAGAACTGCCTAGAAGAACTATTACTTATTGCCAATATGGTGATTTTAGAATGAAGCCAACTGACCTTTGGGGCATAGTGCCAGGATGGCAAGCTAGACAAATGTGCCGCCCTGGCTCTCCTTGTCACGAGCAGTCTCCTCGGGGGACTACAACAGGCAATCAAAGATTAGGCAAGCAAGCTAGGTCAATGATTCCATACGCATTGGGTGAAGAAATATGTATTCAGTTAGAGAGTAATCTAAATGATTAATGATATATATCCAATCTTTAGAACGATTGATGATCAGATAGATAATTGGGAATCTATTGGAATAGAGGGTAAATATGGCTCTGAACAGCACTTATGTTAACCTACTTGACAACCCTGCTACACTCTCGCCGTTGGACGGGCGCGCAGCTGGCCCAAGCCAAGAGGTTGAGGGGGGCCATTGCTTCCGCCTGATGGCTTTAGCGTTAGTAGCTGCATTACTTTCAATATTTAATCCAAAGCCAGCAAATGCAGATATGAATCTTAAGCTTTATGCTTACAATAAAATGGATTGGTCAGAATTCCAATGTTATAACTGGTTAATTCATAAAGAGAGTAGATGGAATCCATCTGCCCGTAATGGCTCTCATTATGGCTTAGGACAAATGCGCTCCAGATGGTATGGAACTCTAAGCCCTAAGAAGCAAATAGATCAGCATATTAAATACATAAGACATAGATACGATAATGCTTGCAATGCACTTAATCACTTTGAGACTAAGGGCTGGCATTAATGTCTAAGTCCGGTAAGTATTGTCGCTGTGGTAATGCCATATCCTCAGCTGGAAGGCGTAATGGACGCCAAGTATTTAAGCGTATATGCAGCCAATGTAGGCGCAATAAGCTCTATGCTAAATATAAGAGAGGCTTCTGTGAAGTATGTGGCTTTATTCCCGATTGGCTAGGCCAATTAGATGTTGATCATATAGATGGCGATAGCAATAACAATGATAGGTCTAACCTCAAGACTCTCTGCGCTAATTGCCATAGACTTAAGACTCATAAGCAAAAGGATTATATGAAGTATCTGTATCGGAATAAAGATGCCTCATAAACGCTATGGCTCTGCCTATTATCAGCGGGTCCGTAAGCAGGTGCTACAAAGAGACTACAACACTTGCCATTACTGTGGTATGGAAGCCAATACAGTGGACCACTTAATACCTATAAGCAAAGGTGGCACTGATGAAGCTACCAATATGGTGGCTGCTTGCACTCAATGCAACAGCGGTAAGCGCGATCGTATGACCCCTACTTTTTTTG